GATGTGTATAAGATACAGGTTCCAAGCTGCCCCGAAAGTGTCTCTAAAGAACGAACCGACAGCCGAAAAGATACGCTTTACGCTGCCCCATAACGTACTAAAGAAATTTGCAAAGCCCGCAAATATGCTTTTAATTCCGTCCCAAGCGCCTTTAAAGTCTCCCGTAAGTACATCTTTTACGACGCTAAATACTGTTTTTATTGCGTTCCATACTGCAGCAAAGTAAGCTGCTACGACGTCCCAGACCGCTTTAATAATCTCCCACGCGTTACGAAAGAACGAGCCCAGCACTTCGCCTACAGCCGAGAATACTACTTTTATGTTTTCCCAGATGAGCGTAAAGTAAAGTACCGCTACGTCCCATACACCTTTAATATATTCCCATGCTACCGAGAAAAAACCGCCCAGCACTTCGCCTACTACCGAGAATATAACTTTTATATTCTCCCATAGCGCAGAAAAATACGGCTCTACTAAGTCCCAGACTGCTTTAATGATTTCCCAGCAGTCGCTAAATATCTGGGCTATATCTGCGCCCAACTGCTGCAAAAAGGCAAACGCCGCTTGTAAGTATGGTTCTATAAATCCCCATATCTCTTGTATCTTGTCCCAGATAGTGCCTATGACGCCCTTTATTACCTCAATAGCGCCGCCTATAAACTCTTTTACGTACTCAAAAATTTCGTTTACAGCGTCTCTAAACCATTCGCACTTGTTATATAGCGTTATAAATATTGCTATTAGCGCCGCTATCGCTGCTATGACCAATATAATAGGATTTGCCACAAGCACGTCGTTTACTGCTACTATTGCAATCTTTAGAGCCTTAATTACGTTTATCATAGTTGATATAACGCCCGCTACTTTGCTTATGATTAGCAGCGCGGGGGCTATTGCTGCAACTATCATTACTATTGTCGCTATCATTTCTTTTTGATTGTCGGTTAGTCCTCTAAACCATTCTGTAGCGCTCTGTACTGTGCTTGTTACTTTTTCTATTGCTGGCTGTAATGCCGATAAAGCAGTGCCTGCTAAGTCGCTGCCTGCAAGTTTCAAGTTGTTAAGCATTACTTTGGCATTGTCCCACGGATCTAAAGTACTCTCGTATGTATCTTGTACTGTGGTGCCGTAGTCCTCAAGTGAGCCGCCTAAGTCGTCTACGCTTAGCTTGCCCTCTCTTATGGCCTGCGCCATTTCCGCAAAGCCTTTAGAGCCAAAAGTTTCTTGCGCGATGCTTAGCGCCTCTGTCTCGGTGCTTGCGTTTTTAATGCTGTCTATTGTCTTTTGTAGTGCTTGGTCTGTGCTTAAGCCCTCTGCTGTATAATTCTTTACAGCTTTCTTTAAGCCTGCCATAGCTGTAGTAGCGTCTACGCCGTTATTTTCAAACATAGCAAGCAAGTTTACGCTTTCTGTAATGCCTAGCCCCATTTCTTTTAAGGTGCTGCCATTCTGCATTAACGAGCTCTCTAAGGTGTCCATAGATAGTCCCGTGTCCTGTCCTACTTTTGTAAGTAGTCCTAATACGTTGCCCGCCTGTCCTGCGTCTACGTTGAATTTATTTAAGATTGTGTCTACATTGTCAATACTGCTATTTAAATCTGTCTCGTTTATCTCTGCAAATTCGATAAACTGCTTTGATAAGCTCTCTAACTTGTCGCCTGTAAGCTGGAAACGTGTATTAACCTCTCCTATTGCTGTGCCTGCCGTCTCCGCGTCTGTCGGTATATCCTTAAAAATGTTGTTCATGCGCTTATTGAGGTCGTCTAACGCCTCGCCTGTAGCGCCTGTTTTGGTTATAATTATGTCGTAGCCGTCGTCTAAGTTCATAGCAGCCGCTACGGCTCCTGTGCCTACTGCTGCCGCTGCTGCCGATAAAGGCGCCATAGTCTTAGCCGCTTTGCCCGCTTTATCCTCTACTGTGTCAAATGCTTTTGCTGCTGTATCAATCTTGCTTACGCTCTTTGCTGTCTCTTCGGCTGCCTTTCCTGTGTTCTCAAACTCTTTATTACTTCCCTCTGCCTGTTTTTCCAAGTCGCCGAGTTTAATCTCTGTAGAGGCTATCTCTCTTTGTAGTGCTCTGTATTGTTCCTCTGATACTTCGCCGTTTTCAAATTGTTCTTGTACCTGTTTTTCTGCCTCTTTTAAGGTGTCTAACTTCTCTTTTGTACTTCCTATAGCCTCTTTTAATATTTTCTGTTTCTGGGCTAATAGTTCCGTGTTTGTCGGATCGAGTTTAAGCAGCTTGTCTACTTCGCGTAGCTCTTTCTGTAAAGAGCTGCACGAGCTATTAACGCCAGAGAGCGCTTTAGATAGTTTAGTAGTATCGCCGCCTATTTCGATTGTAATGCCTTTAATACTGCCTGCCACTTGTTACGCTCCTTTCTGGCTCTTAATCTTTTCTCGTATCTTTTTGCGGTCTGGCTTGGTCTGCGTCATTCTGTAGCAGTCCTCTAAATACTTTCTACCCTTTTCCGTCTGGCTAAGCGTGTAGATATAGCTTTCTCGCATAAAGTATAGGTATAAGTCTATCGGCATTTCCTGCACGTCGAATATGCTTATATTTAAGTAGTCTATGACTAACTTCTCTGCTCGTGTGTCTGCGGTGTACGTATACTCTGCCGCCTTTGTCTGCCCGTTCGGGTAGTGCGGCAACTTTAGTTTGGGTTATTCTTAATGCCGTTTACAAAGTCCGCATAATCGTTGATGTACGCTATAATTTCCTCTATGTCGTACTCTTCCTGCTCTAAGTACTCCGCTGTGATAAGCTCTTTGCCTCTGTTGTTGCTTAAGATTTCTGCTAAAAGTTCTAGCATTTCGTCGTATACTTCGTCGCTCTTAGCCTCGTCTGTGTCAATGTCGTTTATAATCTGCATTTTTTCAAAAGTGCGCTTTTTAGGCATTTCCACTACAAGGGTTTTGCCGTCCTTTAACTTTGTAGGATAAAAGCTACGCTTTAATTTTCCAAAATCAAAACTTTTATTTGCCATGTTCTTACCTCTTTTCTATAGCGGCCGCACGAGTGCAGCCGCTATAATCTTTATACGTTCTGTACTATTTCCTCGTCGAAAATAATGAGCGTGCCCTCTTTGTCCATTGGATAAGCTGTAAATGTTGGCTCTAATGTTGTCTCTGCGTCTGTTGCAAACGTAAAGCTAAAACCCGCCTCATTCTTTCCGACGATTGTTACTCTAATATCGCCGTCCTCGTCGTCCTCATGCAAAAATCTAATTAGATACTTGTCGCTTTTCTGGTTCTTTAAGCCGCCAATTTTTACAGTACGCTTTTTGGCGGTAGCTGTAACTCTGGCTGTTGCGCATAACTTTTCTAACGTTGTGGCGCACCAAGTAAGCAAGCCCGCCTTAAGAGTTGCCTCTTCTTTCGTTACTTTAGTTTTCTGCACTACGCCTAAGTCGTCTTTAGCTGTATAGCTCTCTGCTGTATACTCGAGTGACGCGCCGCCTTTGATGTGTGCAAGCTGGTTATCCTCTGTCTCTATTGTCGCGTCGTCTGGGATTTCTCCCGTAAATTTAATGCAGTAAAGTTTACCGCTGCCAAGCGTTATTCTCTCGCTATCCATATTGTTACTGTCCTCTCTTTCTTATTTTTTCGTATATGGTAAATTCGTATGCCGTCTGCACCATATCTTCACTTTGTATTGTCTCTTGGAATTTGTTAAAGCCTATGTCGTATAATACCTTTTGCTCTACCTCTTTTTCTAAGCTGCTGTCTGCTGTTTTGTCTGTGTAAAGCTCTATAGCCGCCTGTGTCGCCCTAACTCCTACTGCGCCGTCGTCGCTTTTGCTTATATTGTCCTGCGGTGTTATGTATACCAGATACGGCAGCTCGGGTAGTGGTGTCTCTTTTGTCTCTCTGAACTCGTCCTTTGCCAAGGGTAGCCCCAGCGCGCGGGCGCGTTCTATAATTGTCTCTAGTCTCATTTGCTCGCTGCTGCCTCTATCCTTTCCTGCAGTGCCTCTATAGCCGCCTGCTCTACAGGTGCTATATGTTGTATAGCTCTAACTCTGCCGCCGTTCCTGCTTGCGTGTCCATATTCCAGCAAGTGGGTTAGCTGGTAGTCTGTCTCGTTATATACAGTATTCCGCTTTGTCCTCTTGTCTGCATATGATTGTTTTTTACGCCAGCCCTTGCGGTAGCTGCCTGTAAGTTTTGGGCTGCTCTTCTTAAGAGAGTCTACAGCCTCTTTTGTTGCTTCGTCGGTTATTCGCTTTGTTGCGTCTGCTATTTCTTGGTCGTACTCTGCCAGTGCTTCGGCTATAGCTGCGCCTGCTGTGTTTATTTTCTCGTTACTCAACGCTTGCCCGCCCTCTTTTCTGCGTACAGCTCTAACTTTTCCTCGTTTGGCTTTTTATAAGTCCTGTAAATAGTTAATCGCTGCCCGTTGTACTCTAACTCTGTCTGGTCGTTGTATTCATGCGCCCATACAGTAAATTTATAGCTTGGCTTAATATCCTTAACGCCTGCTGTTGCGTATTCGCTCTGGGTTATGCTGTCTACCTCGCAGCATATAGTTACGCTCTCTGTTTCTGTTGCGTTTAGCTGCGTTTTTAAGGTTATTTCTCCATACATTATTTACCCTCGCTTTCTTTCTCGTTATACTCGCCAGATAACGCTAAAGACATCTTAAGAGCGTCGTAGCTCTGCCTGTATTTGTCTGCAAGGTTGTTATAGTTGAAGTCTGCTTTTGTAAAAAGCTGTGCAGCTCTAATAATAAGCGCGTCGGTTTCGTCTATCTTTTCCACGCCTGCAAGCTGCAAGTCTTTAAAGCAAGCCTCTATGCAGCCGCTTATATCGTCCTCAATAATAGCCGAGGCGGTAGACATACGCATACTGTCTTTAATTGCTTTTATTAGTGCTGTCCTCATAGCTGCCCCCCTACTCTGCTGCTTTTGCTACGCCTGCCTCTATAAGCTGCGCTGCGCGTTCTTTTGTCACCTCGAACGTGTCGCCCGCATGCTGTGTAATATCTCGCTGCAAGTCTTTGTATGTCTCTGTTACAATAACCTTTACTGTTGTGTCCGAAACGGACACGTTAGCGCCTGCCGCCTGCTGCTCGTTTACTGTCGGCGTGTTTGCTGCCGCCTGCTGCTCGTCGTCCTCATCGGGTATGTCTACCTCTGTTGCCGCGATACGTTCTACAAGCTCTGCCTTTTTCCCGTCTGGACTTAACCCCAGACTTTTAGCAAGCTCTCTAAGTTCGTCTACCTTGTACTCTTCCTCGAGCTGCTTTTTATCTAAATGTCCTTTCATTGTTTCGCCTTTCTTTAGCAGGCAGCTTTACGCCGCCCGCTTATAAATTAGACTGCCTGTACTTTCTTGAGCGGTACGTAGCTGCCTGTGTCTACTACCTTGCCGTCTGCTAACATAATGCCCTTTGTTACCATATCGTCGGTGTCGTTGTCCTCATACTTCTTAACGCCCATAGCGTAATTAGTATTAAGCACATAGTCTTTAAAGTTAAACAAAAAGCCTACAATAGAGTTGTTCTCTGCGTTGGCAAAACTTGGTAAGTAATCGCATACGTTTACTGGTCTGCCTAAGAGTGTATACTCTGGCTTTCCTGCAAGCCCATAGTTAATACGGCCAATAGGCTGCCCGTTGCTGTCAGTTAAGCCGTAGTAGCTCATATATGTCTTTTTAGACATGCACCATTCGGCGCCCTTTTCGTAAGCAACCGGTAAGTTGCCCTCTGCTGTAATAAGATCTGCGTACGCTGGCTTTGATGTTTCCACCGTCTGCCCCTCGTCGGCTGTTTCTGCTGTAATTCCTTTCGGCTGTCCTGTGCCAGTACCGCTAATAATAGCCTGCTCGAGTGCTTTTGTCATAGCCTCAACAATGTTATTAATTAACAGGTTCTCAAACGCTGTAATAGCCATTGTATCTACTTCGAGCGATACAGCTACAGCGCAGCGTAACTTATGATATGCAAATGTTACTGTACCGCTTGTGTCCTGTTTCTGCTTGTCGCTGCCCTTTCCCTGTGCTGTCCAAGTTGCAACCGGCTTAACTGTTGACTTAGGGATAGTTACACCGCCCTTGTATGCTGTACGTGTTACCTTTGCCAGAATATTACCCACGCTTTCGAGCTTTGTAATGATCTGGTTTAATACGTTTGTTGGAATAACTGCGCCTACGTCTGTTGTCTGGCTTACTGCGTCCTGCCTGTACTCTTTAGGGATTGCTACGCCCCTTGTGACGTACTCCATAAACGCTTTGCGGTACTCCATTGTTTCGTACTTGTTTACTGCTGTACGCTGCTCTGCTCCGCTGCCGTCTGCTGGTGCGATATTTCTAAGTACTGTAGGTGCTGTTGGGTTTCCGTTTACGTCCGTTACTTCTCCTGCTGCGATAGCTGCAAGTAAACTTGTGCGCTGCTCCTGCTGCTGGATGATTGCCGCTCTTTCTTCCTGCAGGTCTTTTACTTCTTTCTCGTAGTTTGCCAGCTCTTCGGCTGTGAGCTGTGCGTCTCTTTCCTCTACATCTTTCTTGATAGCTGCAAGTCTTAATTCAATCTCTTTTAGTCTCATTGTCTTTGTTCCTTTCTTTGTTTTAAATTGTTGCTAAAATTCTTAACATAGCTGCGCGCTTTTCTAACGTCTCCCGCTGCTCTGCTTCGCGTCTCCCGCTTGCGTAGCTGCGTGCCGCTATACTGGTCCCGTCGTTGGCTGGTGCGCTTACCGCGCTAACGTCGTACACCTTTTTGATTTTTAAAATAGTGCGGGTATGCGTCACTCTGTCGTAGCTATCCTCTGCGACTGTAAACGCCCATGACATTTTTGTTATCATTCCCGCGCTAATATCCTCATACAGTCCCCTTGCTAATTCTGTTTTGCTAAGGTCGGCTGCAATAAGAAGCCCTTTTGTGTCTGCTGTTAATTCAAGAGTGTTATTGCTATTACGGGCGTACACTCTGCCCGTGTGGTCGTATTGCATAATTACGTCGCTTAGGTCTGCGCCGTCTAGTGCGTGCCTGTCTATTTTTTCGTAGTATTTGTCGCCGTCCTCGAACTCGTAGAGCACGTACGGCGTATCGAATGTTGTAGCATAACCCTCTACGTAAAAATCACTGTTAAACTGTTTTACGGCGGCTGCTGCCGATAAAGGCGCCGCTACGTTTCTGTATTCTCTTTCTTTTACTACTGGCATATGCTTACTCTTCTCCTTTCTCGCCTGTCTGCTGCCCGTCGCCTGTTTGCTGCGGCTGTGGCTCTGGCCCTTGTCCTGCTGTCGGCTCTGTTTGCTGTGGCTGCTGCGTTGTAATTACCGGCTGCGGTTCTTTGTTGTGTTTGTCCAGTTCACTAACCTCTGTGTATTCTTTTCGTATGTAGTATTTGTCGCCGTCGTCGACGTGCGCCATGTTCCATATGTCCATAACCCCGTTACGATTAAGTAAGCCTCTGTCGAATAGCTGCGTACTTACCTGTAGCTTTGTGTTGTTGCTGGCGTACTGTAGTCTGTTTGCACTAAATGTAATAGCGTTGCCGCGTGCAAGTTTTTGTGGTGTAAGTGACATATTTGACATTACAAGCGATAACTGTATAGCGAATGGCTCTATTTTTCCCTCATAGTAAGCGTTCCAAGTGTCCTCATTGAATTTGTTTTGTAATATGTCCATATTAGTGCCAAAATGCGTACATACATTTTCTTGGATCTGCTGCATCTGCAGCGCGTTCGGCGTATATGGTTTGCTTTCTACCGGCTTAACGTCGCTAAACTTGTTATCGTATATAATCATTCCGCTTTGGTTGTCGCTGCTTAAGTTGTCCTGCGTAAATCTGTCGCGCTCTTTTTTAATATCCTCTGGCTTAAGCATGTTTGCAACTTTTGCCAGAAAGCGTATATTTGCCGAGTTCTTTACGGCGTTAATAATACCCTCGTTGCTCGTCTGTATGAGCTGCATAGTTGGTTTCATTGTCTTGTTATCTTCGCCGAAAATGTCGTCTTTATATTGGTGCGTCGTCAATATTCCGACGCGCTCAAACTCAATAGCCGCGCGCTCCCCGTTTCCAAACGTATAGCGCAAAAAAACTTGCTTTTGATATTCTATTATTTCGCAATTCTGCGGCAGTAGTGGGTACCAGCCCGCAAGCTGTCCGTATCGGTCCTCTATCGGTATAATAAAGGCTGTGTGCTCGCACTCTAATATGGTCGCCACTCGCGCTATAAACTTTGTCGTATCCATAAACGCGTTGGGTTTAAACTGTAATGTATGCTCTAGGTTTTTAAGTGCGCTGCCCTCTACCTCTGGCTTTAGCTTGCTACAATGCGTAGCAAAGCTATTAATTGCCGTGCGGGTTAAATCCATTTCATATACGCCGCCGTCGTAGGTAGAGAATACAGGACTATAGCCGTTAAGTAGCTTAAAGTATTCGCCTATTATTTCTTTGTTTTTTCGTCCTTTAAAAAGGTAATCAAAAAGCCCCGTTTTTCTCACTCCTTTCTATGCTGCGTTTTTAAGCAGCTCGCCCAGCTCCGCGTTGTATTTCTGGCGTACTGTCATAGCGTCTATTACGCTTACAAAGCCGTCTATATGTGCGCGCTGTTCTATCTTTATAGGTCTAAATTTTCTTGTTTCTAAATTCTGCTTAAGCGCCACGTTTAAGAAGTGGGACTTAAGTAAGTTATTGCTTGCAATCTTAAAGTTACCGTCTTTGATAATTCCCTCAAACTCTCGTATAACTGGCGTTAAGTTCTCGCCCTGGTATACGTCGTCGGTGTGGAAGCCGTACGCCTTAAGGTCATCAATTAAGTACTGGGCGCTGTATCTGTCGTAGCCTATCTGTAATACTCGTATGCCGTATGTGTTAAGCAGTTCTACATACCAGTTAAATACGTCTTTGTAGTCTACGTAGTTGTCGCCAGATAGCGTAAGTACGCCTTTTTTTACAAATACGTCATAAGGTACGCCGTCCGTTGCCTGTAGACTTTCGAGTCTGTTACGCGGCATAAAGAACTGTGTAAACGCGTGTAGCGTTCCGTCTTTTTCGACTACGATACTTGCGGCTGTTAAGTCTGTTGTCTGGCTTAGATCAATGCCGCCCACTGCGTAGCAGTCTCTAAAGTCCTCTAGCGTGCTTTCTTCGCTTGCTTTGTCTACAAGTGTGTATTCCAGCCACGCAACGCTACTATTTTGCTTAATATTGCAGTATTTTGTAAGAAACTCTGCTTTTTTGCTTAAGCTGCCCTCTGCTACTGCTATTTCGTCTTTAAAGAAGCCCTCTTGTACGCTTACGCCCATATTCGGGTTAGCTTTCTTTAGTTCTGTTATATCGTTCCATTTCTCTACGTCGTCTATGATGTATAAAAATGGCAATAGCCTGCGCTCTTTACTGCTGCCCTTTAGAAAGCTGGTGGATCGTTTCATTAACTCGTCGTAGATACTGTCGTTAATATAGCCTGCTGTAGATATACTAAGTATCATAGGCTGCCGCCTTGCACCCAGCGCCGACTTCATAACCTCATATTGCTTTAGCCCGCCGTCGCCGCTCCACGCTGCCATTTCGTCGCATATAACTAGCTGCGGGTTAAAGCCGTCGCTTTTCTTTGCGTTAAATGCAATAGGCTTAATAGTCGTGTTAGTCTCTTCTAGGTAAATATCGCTGCGCCTCTTTTTAGCAAGCTCTTTTAACTCGTCCTCTGCTTCTACCATTTTGTAAAAAGCGTCGTAAACGAGCGCCGCTTGGTCTAACTTTGGTGCTAAGCAATAAATCTCTTGCCCGTACTCTGGCTCTAGGTACGCCATATATGCAATAATGGCGCTTGCAAATAAACTTTTGCCGTTTTTTCGTCCAATAACTATAAAAATTTCGCGAAAAATTCTTATATTTTGGTCGTCTACAATACCAAACATGGCGCATACTATAGCTTTTTGCCATAATTCCAGCTTTAATAGATCGCTGCGGCCTTTGCTGTGGTGACAAAAATTTTCGATAAACTTTATTGCCTTATTTGCCTTTTTTGCATTGTAAAAAAACTCTTGTTTTTCCAACCCGTCTACAAGTATTTTGTAAATTTGTTTTATCCATTTACCCGCTACGATTTCGCCGCTTGTAATCTTTGCGTAATACTCGTAAATGTAATTTTTATATGGCACTCTAGGGCTATTCCTCACGCAGCAGGGCTAGCTTGCTTTTCTTGCGTTCTGCTGCTGGTACAAGCTCTGTTAATTGCTTTATAACTGCCGTATAGTTCTTGCTTAGCGCCATATAGGTGTTTGCCTCTGCGCTGCGCTTTTCGCCCCACTGGTTCGCGCCGTTCTGATACTTCGCCGTCCAGCCGTTTTCCTGTATGCTATCCTGCAATATATCGAGCTCGACAGACATAAAAGCAGCCTTTTCGATAAGCGGCGTAACAAGTTTCTTTTTGTTTTCGTCGAGGCTCTTAAAAATGCCTTTAAGTCTGGTTTTTTCTTTCTTAATTTTCTCTTCTTTCGTGTACTCTTTCTTTCCTGCCATATCTTCGCCTCACTTCTCGCACACCACACCCCCTACACCACGTACGCGCGCCCCTGTAGAGTTTTTTTAGACTCCACCCCTCGGTCTCCGCTGGGCTATTCAAAATTTTTGAATAGGGGGGGATATGCTCGCGGCTACGTCTGTATTACGTTGCCGTCGTCGTCGAATTTGTAGCGGCGTGTATCTGCTGCCGCGTGGTGTTCTTTGTTGTGGCAGTCTTGACATAGCGCCTCGAGGTTGTCCCAGTTAAGCGCTATGTCTGCGTTGTTTATGTTTCGCTTTGTTAAGTAGTGTTTGTGGTGTACTACCTTTGCAGGCTCGCCGCATCGCTCGCACAAGTAGTGCTGTGCTATAAGATAAGCCCGCCGCGTGTCTGTCCAGTCCTTGCTATGGTAAAACTCTTTAGCCCATTCTTTCATAGCCTGCCTCTCTTTAATTGCCTAGCGTCCTAGATTTCATACGCTAGGCTAGGAGGCTAGAAATGCAATAAAAAAGAGCGGCTAACTATGCTGCTTAAGTAGCTTAGCTTTCCGCTCTTTCTCACGCTATCATTTTACCGCAGGCAATACCCCACGTAAACCCCAGCTTTTTACCATGCTTTTACCTCTGCGTTATAGTGTCCTCGTCTATTCCCCAGAGTAGCACGCTTAACTCGTTTATTATCCCGCTGATCCAGCGGCGCGGTGTGTTCTTTCCCGTGTTCAGTTCTTCGGCTATGTCCGCATAGTCTAAGCCCTGCATAAAGTACAACTCAAACGCTTTATACTCTACCTCTCGCCCCTGCTGCTGCCTGCGTCTTTCTATCTCTTCTACTGCCTTGTCTATGTGGTCTAGCATTAGTATGGTTTTAAAGCGCGTGCGGCGTATGCTGCGTAAGTATGTAGCCTGCTGCTCTTCTGTTAATTCTCCCTGCTGCTGTAGCTGTGCAGCTTCGCTTACCGCATTTTCTCTGTGAAAAACTGCGTCTCTGTAGCACCTCATAAGGCTAAATGTGTCGTGGTATTTATCCGCTTTGTGTTTCTTTTGTTCCTCTCGCTTGTATATCTCTGCGCCCTTTTTGGCGGCTGTGGTTATTATCTGCTCTAGTTCGTCCTCGTTTAGCCTTATTTCGCTCACTCTTAATTACTCCTCACTTTCTGCTGCCACATTGTTTTTAATTAAATGGGATCTCGTTGTCGTAGCCGTCTGGTATGTCCATAAAGCCGCCGTCGTTTGGTGCTGGCTGTGGTCTGCTGCCTGCTGCCTGCTGCCTCTGTTGTGCCTCTGCTTTTGTCTCTCCAAAACTTACGCTACTTGCCAGTACTTCGGTGTAATAGATTTCTTTTCCGTCCCTGCCTGTATAGTGTCCTGTTTTAATCTTTCCGGTCAGCTCTACCTTGTTGCCTTTCTGTAGCCATTTCTCTACCCATTCTGCCGTTTTACCGAGCGCGCGTATATTAATAAAATCTGTGCTTTTATAGTCGTCTACCGCCAGCGTGAAGCGCGCTATTGCTACGCTGTTATTTTCGCCGCCGTAGCGTACGTCTGGCTCTTTTGTCAATCTTCCGCTTAATGTTACGTTATTCACTTTTTGCCCTCTCTTTTCTTCCTGTTGTATTCCTGTAAGTATTTTATTTGTTCCTCGTCCTCTGCCTGTCTCTTTTGTCTGTCCGCTAGTTCCTTTTCTTCTCGTCGTTTCCGCTTTGCTATAATCTTTTGTGCTTTCTTGTGGATCTTACAATTTTCGCAGTCGCAAGAATGGCAGCCGATACACTCGCGTACGTCGCCGTCGTCGTCTACCTCGATTGTAAACAGGAAACGCAACAGGGCTATAATAAACCCTGCCACAACCGCTAATGCGCATACCGCTGCCGCGATTATGAACGGCGCTATTAATATGCCTGCTACAAGTGCTATTGTTTTAAATATCTCTATTGCTGTCATTCGCCGCCCTCTTTTCTATTCGTTCTGCTATGTTTTGTGCCGCGTCTGCTGCCGTTCTAAACCCGTTGCTTAACCCCCTGTAGAGCTCTGCAATTGTCCGCTCTGCAAGAGCTCTTTGTATTGCGTCGGCCATATTTTGTATTGCTGTCACTATGTCGTTTGCAGTTATTGTATTTCTCATAGCTTTTGCTCGTTGCCGCTTATCAGCTTCAAGCGGCGGGTTATGCCCGTGCCGCTTTTTATAATTCTTTTTCCACTGCCTGTAATTCATGTATTACGCCTCGCTTTCGCTTAAAAAGTCTTTTATATTTGTCTGCCCGTCTATTTGTGTGTCCGTTTCGGGCACCTTAGTAACCTTTATACCGAGTATGCAATAACCCTCTTGTAAGCCGCTGTAATCTTCCAGCATATATACTATGTCTGCCTCTATGTACCTGCCTGTCTCTTTGCCGTCGGCATACTCGTTAAGGCGTAGTGCGTCGCCGGTCTTAAAGCCTCTGTCGTTCTTTCGTAGTTCAAAGCTCTTTTTTCCTGTCGCTACGTCCTTAAAATACATAGCAGCTAGCTTAAGTTCATGTACTTTCTGCTCTTTTGGCTGTAGTACCCTGTCTAATGCTGCCTCGCGTTCTCTGGCCTGTAGCGTTTTCTGCGTCTGCTTATCTATTGCCGCCTGCTGCTCGTCGTAGCGCTGCTCGTCCGTCTTTTCTGCCTCTGCCTTGTTAATATACTCGTCGCACTTTTCGCACGTTCCCGTTTTTACGTTGCAAGTGCTGTAATTCAAGCAACTATAGCATAGGCTCGTAGCACTTTCTGGGTGCGGCGTCCTGTAATCGTCGCCCGCTTTCTTTTCTGCTACCTTTGCGGCTATCTCTTTTGCTCTTATATCCTCGCCTGCTGCTGCCTGCTGCGCTATCTCGTTTTGTTCGTCCTCGTCTAACTTGCTTGTCTCGTATGCTGCAGTTATGCCTAAGTTACCCGCCTTAAATTGCTCTTTAGCTTCTGGCGTAAGATTGTTGTTAATCTGCTCCATGCGTCCTACGTTTGTCGCGCTCTCGCCCAGTACGTCGGCTATTAAGCTGCGCAGGCGTCCTTGTATTTCTAGCCCGTCCTCGTCTCTGGCTCTTATAAGTGCCTTTTTTAATCTTGCTGCCTGCTCTGTCTTTTCGTACGGCGTAAGCTCTCGGTTAAATGCGTTGCCGACTAATAAGCTAAGCTCGAGTCCTGCAGGCGTTATGTCTTTGTAAAGATAGCGCACGCTCTTATACTGCTCGTAGCCTCTGTCTATAAGCAGCCTGTTAGCCTTGTTTCGTCTATGGCCGCTTATAATTTTATATTTGCCGTCTATTCTGCCTAATACTGTCGGCTGTTGCTGTCCTACAGCAAGTATAGTGTCTGCCAGCTCTTCTATGCTCTCTTGGCTGTAAAAGTTGCTTTCTGTTTCCTCTACGTCGTACGGGTTTAAATATATTTCTGTGTACTCTGTTACTGCTGCTGCCTTTGTGTCTGCTTTGCTCTGTGCGTTCAATATATCCATAAAGCTAAACTTATTTGCTGCCATAGTTTTACGCCTCTCTTTCGTCCAGATACTTTGTTATCAGTTTTTTATAATCCTGCGCTGCGCCGCAGCGTGGGCTATACTCGTATGCCGCTTTATTAAAAAACGTGCTTTCTGCTGCCTTGTCGGTGTAGCGTATCTGCCCCAGTATTTTAACTTTGCTTTTCTGCTGTAGCCATTCCAGCCCCGCTATGTTCGTATCATTGTTTTTATACATCGTCACAAGCGCGCCGAGTAGTTCTATGTCTGGGTTAAGCTGCTTAGCGTCCTGTATCTGCTCCGCTATAATGTCCAAGCCCTCTAGCGCCCACTCGTCTATTTTTACGGGTACTATAACCTCGTCTGTAATCTTTAGCGCTGCTATTACGTTAAAGGCTATGTCTGGCGGGTTATCAATAATCATATAGTCGTAGTAGTCGTTTATATCGTCTGGGAATGGCAGATCTAAGTTGGTAATAGGCGTATGTATTAATTTGTCGTATGCGTTTATCTGGCTGCCGCTGCTGCCTGCCATTGTCCATACTGCCGACATAAGAGACATATTAGCCGTTATTATATCCACGTTGTTATACTGCGGGTGTTCTGTTATCAACTCTTTTAGTGGGTTTTTGTATTCGCCTAACAATGCTTTAGCAACTGCGCACTTTCCCGCTGCCTTGTATGCCCCTGCTGCCTTGCTTAAATTGCCCTGTTTGTCGTTGTCCAGTAGTAATACTGTCTTGCCTCTCTTTTGCAGCTCGTAGGCTATGTTGTATGCCGTGTACGTTTTTCCTACGCCGCCCTTAAGGTTAATAATGCTTATTACTTTCATAGTTTGCCTCTCTTTCTCTCCGTTGGTTCTGGCTCTTTTTATCTATCTCGGCTACGCGTTCCCTTAATACCCGTATTGCAATATTTAATGCTCTTGCGTAGTCGTTATAGTCGTCTCGCGTTCCTGTAAGTACTCGTAGTGCCTCTGCCTCTGTCATTTGCGCCGCCTCTCTGTCAGTAGATCGTCTATACTTACGCCCAGTACTTGCGCTATGGCCGCTAATGTAAGCAGCCTTGGTGTGCGCTGCCCTCTTAAATATCTGCTAACGCTTACCTCTGTTGTCCCTGCTTTTTCTGCAAGCTCCCTTTGTGTCATTTCCTGCCTTTTCAGTAGTGTTTTAAGTTTTTCTGTGTCCAGTATGCACTTTTTCATATTGCCGCCTTTCTTACGTCGCAGACATTAACCCGCCTTGCGCTGCCCCGTTGTCTATGTTCTTTATGCCGCCTGCTGCCGTTTCCAGCTCTAGGTAGTTTATTAACTGTTCCGCTGCCTGCTGCCAGCCGTAACACACTACCGCTAAATAGCCCTGCTCGTTTAAGTTGCTTAGCCATTTCTTTTGTAGCTGCGTCGGTTTATTGCTGCCTACTTTAAGCTCTATGTATAGCCCATGGTAGCCGCCGCGTGCTACTGGTAAGTGTAAGTCTGGTACGCCAGCCTTTACGCCCTGCCTCTTTAGGTTGGCTGCTGTACGTGCATCTCGCTTGCCGCCGTTTGGTATGTGGTATAGCAGCTCTAGTTCTGGGTATCTCGAGTACTGGTACTGCGTCCAGTTAAATAGTGTCTCTTGTGCCCCTGCCTCGTTGTCAATTCTCACGTTTCGCATATAAAATCGCCTTTCTTGCTTTATTCTAGCTGTACTAGCCTATACCGGTAATAGCCGTAGCCGTAATACTCGGGGCTTACTGTGCCCTTTTCTTCGCTGCCTTTTTCCACGTAATAGCCCGCTGGTGCTTTTGCCTCGCAGCGATACCACGAGCGAGCAGTCACGTACTCGTACTCTGGCTCTGGGTGTACTAAGTTCTTACTTGCCGCCCAACGCTTGCCCTGTAGCCTCTGCTCTGGTGCGTCCTGTATGTGTCTATCTGTGTATTTGATAAAATACGCTGCTAGATCCCCGTATTGTCCGCTGTTGTCTAGTGGAAATACTTTAACGCGGTTGTGTCCCTCGTACGCTTTATACCATGCCTGCTGCAACAGGCTTGTATCTATGTGGTTTACTACTAAGTGGTGGTGCCTTGCGCCTTTCTTGCCTATCTCCATAACGTGTATGTATCTGAACTCTAACCCAGCTTTTTTATACAGCTTTCTACACTCACGTAAAAATACTTGTATATCTTTTTTCATTTCTTCGCGTGTTCTGTCTGGCTCTCCCTTATGCCTTATGTAGTCTAATACCAAGTGGTAATCCCCGTAGCCAAAGTTAGCGTTCATTAAGAGTCTTAACTTTCTCTCTGCCTGTTTAGTGTTTACTCTTTTTTGTGCATCTGGTGTAGGCTTTACTTTGTCTTTTCTCTTTGCACCTTTTTTGTTTAGCCTTGATGTATAGAAATATTCTACTTCTATTGTCTTGCCTGCCCTGGTAGTCCTCTTAACATACGGCATATATCTTTACCTCACGTATATATATTTTTGTGTATCTCTGTCGGTAAGCTAATACTTTTATCAAGTGTTTTTTACGGGGCGCCGCCCCGTTATTTCCCTTGCCCTTTTGCCATATGTAGCGTATAATATAAACGTAGTAATGCTATACGCTTCGGCTATAGCTTAGCGCCTATGATATTGCAGTATCGTAGGCGCTTTTTATTATGTCTTTTTATATAGCGCCCTGTAAGCGTACAGGGCGTATTATTTATATTTATCCTATTGCACAAGCGGGCGCGCAGCGCATAGAGTTGGGCGCGCCGCTGCTGCTGACGCAGCCGCTCGAGTTCACGCACCACGTACCGCACGAGGTGCCGCGACTAGCGCTACGGGTTCTATGCCAGTCGTTAAAGTCGTCCTTTGCGTGCTTGGCTGCTCTGTATGGCTTGTCTTTGTAATACTCGTATGGTGTGTTTTTAGCGTTATACTCGTCTACAGATAACAAGAAAAACGTATCTACTGTCTTTCTGCCGTTTGTGTTCATTTTAGTAACTGGTATTGCATACTCGGCCAGCTCTGCGTAGCGTGCCGCGTATTCTTCGCTGTTAAGATACTCTCTAAGCTCGCTTGTTTCCCAGTCATTAGAGCCGTAGTTTCCCTTTGTATCAAACGGGTGTTCCTCTATAAGCTCGTGTGCCTGTATAGTAACTGTATGCTTAAGCTCTTCGGCTGCTGGTGTGTCTACGTCTATGCCTATTACGTCGTATGGCACTGCTGCGCCGTCAAAATCAATATAGATCTGGTCGCCTGCTGCCAGTACTTCCGCAGCTCGTCCCTCTCTTATAAACTTTCTAAGCTCTTCGAGCGTAACGCTCTCTGTTAATATTGTCTTTTTTATCTGCATTTTTCCACTTTCCTTTCTTTGTGGGCGCTGTGTATGCACGTATTCTTATGCTTGCACTCTGGGCTACATTTACTTTTGTCCGTAAAGCAAGTGTCGTGTATGCCTGTTATTGTCCTGCTCTGCATGTTTACGCCTTTCCTATTGCATATATTGATACCTCGTACGCTGTCCTCTGCTCTTCCTGTTGCTCGCTTATGCGTTTAGTATAGGCTCTGCTCTGCAGCTTTCCTTTTAAGGTTACGTGCTCGCCCTCGTGCCATTCCTTAACCATAGCTGCGGTATCGTTCCAAGCGATACACGGGATATAGCAGCCGTGTAAGTCTTTTAGCCTGTTTTCTACAAGTATGCTTATGTCGCTTATGTGTTTGCCTAGCGGCGTCTCTCTGTATGTAATGTCGCTGCCTAGTGCTCCGCTTAGCTGCACCTCGTTTTCATAGTTCCAATGCTCGCCCGCGATCTGCTGCACTGTCTCTGCCAGCACGTATACAAGTACTTTCCCTGTTATAAAGTTCTTGTAAGCCTGTAGGCTGCCAAGTACCATAACTGGCGTATTTACTTCGATACTGTCTACATTATCGCCCTGCGAGTATACTATAGTCTCGTCAAGTGCTCCGCTGCGTCGTTCGGTAATGACTGTAAGCTCGTAGCCGTTAAATGGCAGCGTATTAATGTTATCTACCTTGTGCAGTTCCTTTAATATGCCCTGTAGTGCTACTGCGTTGTCTATCTCCACGTTTCCGCTCTCCTTTCTTCTGTTTTTAGTGTCCATTTTATTGGACAGATACGCCCCGCAACTCTCGAAAGTTGCATATACAGTCCTGCGGCTGCTGCTTTGCCTTTAAGCTAGAGGCGTTTATATATAAATGTCATAATACATATCTAAGCGCATATCGTCCGCTATGTACTGCGGCGTGCTCTCTTGATCGAGCGGCGGCATAAGTCCCAGCTTGCGCCAGTCTTTGTGCGCTACATCCAAGTGCGCCCTAAAATCTGTTACTATCTCGTCGCCTGTAAATCCTCTTTCTTTGTAGTGTTCTTTAATGTAATAGCCCCAGTCTCTGTCTCTTATAC